CCTGTCTTAAGTGATACTGTTAATCATCCTTCGCATTACACTGACGGTGAAATTGAATGCATTGAAGCCATCGAAGCGCAGCTAACGCCAGAAGAATATAGAGGCTACCTAAAAGGTAACGTAGCAAAATATGTTTGGCGCGAAAGGCATAAAGGGGGTATTGAGTCACTGAAAAAAGCTCAGTGGTATTTAGATAGATTGATTAAATTAGAATAAGAAAAAAGTCAGTTATGTCTAGACCACCTCTTGCTTCTCCTACATTTTTTAGTCCTTCTGTATTAACGCCAGATGTAGCACCAGTACAAGGATCTGTAAACGAAGCAACTGTACCTATTGAGGATTTTGAACAATTGTTACAAAAATTAGAAGCTTCTAAAATGCGTCAACAAAGACAACAGTCTGTTGAAGGCAGAAGAGATATTTACTCTCAAGGATTAGCTTCTATGATGGGTAATTTTTAAAATCAATTAAATAAAGAAAGGCATGATGTCATCATCATCATCTTCGTCTTGATCAGCCATAATTGTAATTGCTAGTTGCGCCAGCTCAATATCACTGGGGATATCAAACTCTAGTTCGATATTCTCAGCTTGCATCATATCTTTTACTGCCTGGATTTCCAGGAGGCGCTGGTGATATAGATTTAAAAGCGCAACATAAAGCTGATCCCAGGTTAACTCTTTTGCTTCCAGCTCTGCTTTACGCATAGCAAGCTGCAAGTGTAGTGGCAATTCAAATTCTTTGGTGGAAGTTGAGTCGCCCATTCGATTAACCTTTGCTTCACTTATTCTAGTGTATAGAATTATTTTTGGAATTCAAAGATGAATCGTAAATCTTCCTCAGACAGGTCGAAATCACCGCCATGAGTAATATTAAATTTGTTAGCAAATTCTGACAAAACATAAGGGTTGATTTCTGTTTCTAGTTGCCTAATGGCAGAAACTTGCTCTGGTGAAGCTGAATAATTTCTAAATGCTTTTAATAGCAAATCCCCTGGAAGATTTCCGATATCTAAGAATAAACTAGCTTCTTGTCTTCTACGATCTAGCAAGCCCCCAATTACTTCATGTTCTTCGTTGAAAATCCATTTACCAAATTCCTGTGCAGCTAAAATATAATTTTCGGCTTCGCATTGATCAATAATTGAACTGTATAAAAATGAATCCCAACCAACTGAATGAATAAAGGAAATCAAACCTTGCTTCATGTATAGATCAAGGTCAAGATTTAATTTATCAATTTCATCTGCAATTACGTTAATTTCATAAAGCAAATACTCTAATGCTTTTTCTTTGGTACAACAGTGCCCTTGTTTGACCTGGGAACCATCTGGATAAAATTGTGTGCCATAACCAAGGGTGTACGGGCTTCCTCCTGTGACTGGGTCAGGGTAAGCTTTTTCATTAAAACCTTCAAAGGCTTTAATAATAGAAAGTGCGTCCTGATAAAGATACATTGGAAACCCGCATATCTTTATACTATATATTACTTTCCTTGTCCACGGTGTTTTTTACGTCCGTGATTTGGTTTAGAATGTTTTCCTTGTCCTTGCTTAGTTTTTTTGGGCTTACCAACCACATAGCTGCCGCTTTTGTTCATGAGTCTAAAGAGGTCTCACACATAATATTAAACAAAATTACCAAGCTTTGCAGGACCAATAACCTGCAGTCAGCTTGCTTTTCTTTTCATCACATTTGTGTCGTGCCCGAAAACTTTTGCGTCGTGCAGGATCATTTTTTTTGATTTTCATATTCGCATCACCAAAACGTATAATTTTTTCTTTTCCTCCTTCGCAAGCTTTAACTACAGATTTTTTACCTCCACGCACATCTCTGCGTGGTTTATTGCAAGCCATTTTGTCTTTATTTAACTTAGCTGCTTTAGCTGCTTTTTTATATTTCTCTGCCATTATTTAAAGAACGCATCTACTGTACCAATATACTCGAAGTCTTCATCACCGCCAAAAGCATCATCATCATCAAAAAGATCAAAGTAATTTCCAAAATCATCTGTGTCTTCTTCTTTATCTGATTCAATAGCTGCATCAAAAGGATTTGAAGAATCTTCTCCAAAATAACTGCCTATTTGAACTAATGCTTCAAAAGGATCAGATGAAATTTCTTTTAAATCAAAATCACCTGTTAAAGCTCTACTAAGCAAATCCATATCTTCTCGATTTGTATCTTCTGGCATAAATTCATTATAAAAATCATCAGCAGTACCTGCATATCCATAGCTTTTAAATAATTTAAAAAATTCATCTTCATCGGGATCTTCTAAATCTTTGATATCTTCTTCTCTTTCAATGTAAGTAACACCTAGACGCTCTTGTGTAGGCGTATAACCTTTTTCATTTAAATATTTAATACTTTCTCTAATTTCTTTTGCTCCACTTACTTGTAAAGTTTCGATGATTAAATCACGTACAGTATCTATTTCAGTAGTAAAATCTTCAATGCCATACATTTCTAATAATTCTTGCCAGGCAGGGTTGTTTTCATCTGGATCAACACCTTCTAATAGCGCATCTGCAAACTCTTCTGGCGTAGTAAATTCAGAAAAAACATTTCCATCTAAAGCTATTTTTTCTTGTTCTAAAACTGGTAATAATGTTTCATTGGCAAAATTAGAAATATCATTATAAGTAATTGCATCACGTGCTGGGTCAAAAGCGTAGTTTTGGCCTACTGTTTCATAATGTAATTTTGCAAATTGATCTGGGTCATTTAAATCAATTCCATAATAATAAGCATAGTCATTCCAAGTAATTCCTTCTGGATAAACGTCTGATATCGTACCATCGATCACAGCATTACCATTTGCTTGGGCTTCTGCCCAGTCCTCAGCTACTTTTTGTTTTTGTAATTCATAATCTTTATATTTAGCATCGTTCTCTGCCCAACCAGGGTCATTATCTTTAAATGGATCCATATAAAATTTTGCATCAAATACTTGATCTTCAACATTGTAAATATCATTTAATTTTTTCTTTGCGTATTTTTCTGCTACATCTGAAATTGCTGTTAGACCCATTTCAGTCTGTAAAATATTTTGTTCATCAGGATCTAAAGAATCCATGTATGAAATAAATTCATCCATAGATTTTGATTGGTCAAATCTTGGTGTTAAATAATCTTCAATAAACGAATTTTTAAAGTCTTCTTCTAATTCATAAATAAGATTGTATTTATTCTCTACTTCACCCGTAGGACTTCCATCTTCATCTAATACTTCAACTGTTTCAGAAAAAGCAGCTTCAGCTTCAGCTTTAGTTGTGTTTGGATCTAATCCATAACGTTCCATCAAGCTGGTCCAGCTTTCTGGGTTGGCTTGTCTTAAAGCTTCTTCTTCACTTAAATTTTCATTAAAACCATTATCTTTTAGTAATGTTTTCCATTTTTCTGATATAGTTCCATCTGCGTTTGTGCGGTCTGTGGTTTCAAGTTCTCTTTTAAACTCTTCGTAATTATCAAGTGCTTTGTCTGGATCTAAACCTTCAAGGTTTGCTCTTATATCACTTTCAATTTGATTAAGTTCTACATAACGTTGGGAAAATTCTTCTTCAAACCATTTTTCCCAATTAAAAATAGTACTGTTATTAGATATTCCGGTAACACCAGATAGTTGACCTTCTAAATCTTCTTGTAGTTTTATTGGATCGTATCCAAGTAAAGACAAATAACCTCCAATTCCAGTATCACCTAAAATAGAATTTGCAATTGATTCATTGGCCGAATAAATTTCATCGTACCCGGGGAGGCCCGAGAGCATTGCAAGTTGAGTTTCTTCTTTTTTTACTTCTTTTAATTTGTCATAAGAAGTCTTAAAAGCATCAAGAGCAAGCAGTTGAAATTTATCTTGTTGTTCTAAATCCTTGGCCCCATAAACATTAAATACACTTGAACCAGCAAGACTATTTATAGGGTTTTCTGTAAATGCTGTGTTTAAAACTGGTGTCTGTTTTGCAATAACAGGTTCATCAGTTGTTTTTATTTCTTGTTCATAAACAATATTGCCTTCCGGATCTCGTAGCGGTTCTCCGTTTTCCATATAACGGGGAATTCTCTCACCGTTCTCGTCTAATTTATCTATATAAACAATCTTGCCTTCTTCATCATATTCTGGTTGATAAACAATATTGCCTTCTTCATCACGTTTGTATTCAATGTCATATTTAAGTTTTCTTCTTGGTATTGGATTACCGCTATCATCTAAAATTTGATTTCCTTCTTCGTCTGTTGCGTAAATAGTATTGCCATCTTCATCTGTTTCATATATGTATTTAATATTGCCTTCCTCATCAGTAAGTACATTGCCGTCTTCATCTACTTCAGTTTCAAACTGAAAAATTTCAACTTGCTTTGGCCTAGGTGTTTGTGCCCCTGTCTCTGGATCTGTATCGTAAATAATATTTCCATTTTCATCAGTCTCAAAAAAACTAGATACGCCTTTATCTGGATCAATGGCAAACGTTAAACTATTTTTATAGTCATCAAAACTTTGAAATTCACCACTGAGTGGATCATACGATCCACCTCCAAGGCCCAATCCATAAGTCCTTAAAAGATCCTTTTCTGCATCTGTAACTGTTTCTTTATACCTATCAACAGCAATTGTTTCTTCTTCTACAGTTGCGCGATGATCCTTAGGATCAAATCCCG